ATGAAAAATTCATATTTTGACGGTGGTTTAGCCACGTATATCGGGACTTCAATTTTAGCAACCTTGATTACTGTCTTTACATTAGGCATTTGCGCACCTTGGGGAATTTGTATGATGTACAACTGGAAAATCAAGCATACCGTTATTGATGGTAAACGCCTTTATTTTGACGGTACAGCTATGCAATTATTCGGTCATTGGATTAAATGGCTTTTATTAACTATAATTACTTTAGGAATTTATGGTTTTTGGTTGAATATCCGTTTGCAACAATGGATTACAAAACATACCCACACACTTTCATAAAAAGAGGATGGATGAACTGAGTTACGGTCCATCCTTCCTCTTTTTATGAATATCTAACAGAGTGTTATCCTACTCTTTGAAAAAACAAGGAATTTATGCTATACTTTGATAAGTATCAAGGGATACTTATGTTATTTCGGGGGCGTTACGGATTCGACAGGCATAGTTGAGCTTGAATTGCGTTTCGTAGGTTACGGCTACGTTAAAACGTTACAGTTAAATATAACTGCTAAAAACGAAAACAATTCTTTCGCTTTAGCTGCCTAAAAACCAGCTAGCGAAGATCCTCCCGGCATCGCCCATGTGCTCGGGTCAGGGTCCTAATCGAAGTGGGATACGCTAAATTTTTCCGTCTGTAAAATTTAGAAGAGCTTACCAGACTAGCAATACAGAATGCCTGTCACTCGGCACGCTGTAAAGCGAACCTTTAAATGAGTGTCTATGAACGTAGAGATTTAAGTGGCAATATGTTTGGACGCGGGTTCGACTCCCGCCGTCTCCATTTTTAGAAAAGTAGAGAAAAACAAAAAAAAGCTAAAACCTTTATTTCATAAGGTTTTAGCTCTTTTAATTTCTATAAGAAAAGGATAAAAATGTAGAGAAATGCAAAATATTTTGCACTGATTTTGCATTCTGATCATTTTAAAGTCTATTTTTATTTCATCAAATTATTTACATATTTATACATGCAAATAACGTTTAAAATTACAAACAAAAAAATCCCTACCTCTCACAGCGAGAAGTAGGGATTTGCTTATTTCTTAATAATTCAATGTTTGACCAGGATAAATCAAGTTAGGATTTGCTAATCCGTTTAATGCAGCTAAGGCTTGATAAGTAGTGCCGAGTTTGGCTGCAATATTTGATAAATTATCACCGTATTGAACTGTATAAACATTGCTTACTACTGATCCATTTACTTTCAAAACTTGACCAGGATAAATTAAATTTGGATTAGCCAATCCATTTAATGCCGCCAACGTTTGATAATCTGTTCCGTATTGGTAAGCAATGCTCGATAATGTTTCGCCATATTGAACCACATGTGTTGCTTCTGGTTGTTTATCAGGAACAGTTGCTGCATCTGGTAATAATTCAATATCACCTTTGCTAATCCATGACAAAATGCCTTCTAACAATACTCTGCTTCCAGTAACTTCTTGCACTTTATAACTGTTTCCTTTTACCCATTGCGGAATAGCTTCACCAGTTGCCCATGCATCTACATTAAATTTCACCTTGACGGTATCACCGACTTTAACTGCAGAAGTAGGTGTTTTATCTACTTCTTTACCTTCCTCAATAGCTGGTGTGTCCGTTTCTGGTTTGTCAGTAGCTGTATATCCGTTATCCGTAATTCCTGTTAAGTCTACGTTACCATCTAAACCGCCTGCAATATAAGTTGAGGTAAATTGCCAAATTGCAATACCATCCATACTTGGAAAATAGTTATACAATGGTTCTGGCGTTACCTCATAACTGGGATAGGCAGCAATCCATAAGGAATTAGGAAACTCTTTAATAATTCGCTGATAGTCCACGTATTGCAACGTAAAAGGTTTATAGCTGTAATACATTGGCGTATACCCTGCTTGTTTGATACGGCGCATACCATACAAAATCGTTTCTGTATTTGCGTTTACATCAGAACTAGCGCCATGTTCAAAATCTAATGCAACAATGGAATTTTTCGGCGTTTGAATACGTGGCAAGAAATAATCCATTGTTGTTTTCGCAATATCCATGTTTCCCCAAGTGTCATACCAAATATAGGTATGCGCACGTTTACCTTGAGCAATAGCACTTGCTACTTGCGTTTTATATGTGTATTGTTCATAAATACCGCTAGCATTGTAACCACCAATTTGAGCGATAGTAAATTTATCATGTGCATAGCCAAAACGGCCTTGTTCGCCTTGGTAAATCGCCCAGTCAACACCTTGGTCCCCTTTGGCGGCAAATACAGCTGTAGGCATTAAAAATAGAGCGATTAACGCTCCTACTAAAATTTTCTTTTTCATTTAAAAACCTCTTTCCTATTTTTTAAACAAAAAAAGAAACGACACAAGCCGCTTCAATTCTTGTCTTTATTTCGTAATTGAATAAAATAATCCTTTAACTTTTCTGGTAAAGGAATGAATTCCAATACATTCTCGCAAAATGAAATGCCTTCATTTGCAATGTAAAAAATAATCACCATTTCCCTAATAGGAATATTATTCCCTACAATACTTTCAACTTTCACAGAAACTGCCACTACAAATAAAATCATTACTTTTTTGGCGATTCCCAACATACCTATTTTGCTTGATAGTGATTTAGTAGCGATTGCTTTAAGCCAACCTGTTACAAAATCAACAATCATCAAAAATAACAAAACATCTAGCAACTGATCCATTCCCCCAAGAAAGCTAACGCAAATACCACCTACAATACTTGCTGCAATTGACAGGTGGTTAAAATATTTTTCCACTGACTCACCTCCAAATTTTGATAAATAGATATTCCTGCTTTTTTAAGAATTACAAAGTAAGTGAACCATCGCTATTAGGCGTTAATTTGGTCACAGTACCAAGTCCAATATTTCCAGTTTTTGGATACGGATCATCAGTTGTCCACGTACAAACACCGTACTGATTCCCAGTTTGTCCTGACATGAAGGTCACACGATTTGGATAAGTACCGTTTCCAGGTTCAAGATGCATTTTGACTGTCTTTTGCGTGCTTGGTTTAGCTGTTGATGTTACTGAAAAAGGTATATTCCAGATTTTACCTAAATCCTCTGCTCCAGTATTATAAGTAGCTCTGAAACCTTCTGGAATTTGTAGCAAGACGTTGTTTTTCGGTTCAACATCAACTTTTGTCGCATTTGCACGTATATAGCAGGTAACAATATTTCCAATCCTAGTACATGTAACTTCTAACTCGCTAACTACATTTGTGTCTGGTGATCCAGATTGTTTGTATACAAATTTGTCAAATTGGCCATTATCAACAATCAGTTTTTTCCATGCTGTCCATGTAGCAGGACTTCCTTGTCGACTGCGGATATAGGTTTCACCCTTGTACATATAATTTTGACAAATAAACGTATTATCTGCGTAAACAACTAATACACCGTAAACAGCGCCAGCGTAAGGTCTGTTTGCGCCAGAAGCACCGAAAACAGTGTAAATACCTTCATCTAAAACTGTGTCCCAGTCCTGCACCTTAATAACGGTTTTTTTAGCAACTAGCGCACCATTTTCTAACGAGCTTGTAATTTCGTTAAAATTTTCATTCAGCATGACTTGGTAGTCTGCATCACCTTTTTTAAATGTATACATTCTTTTCCTCCTTAATACCTAATTTCTATAACTTTGTATGCTTCAATAAAACGAATAGTTCTATTATCTATTTTGGTTGCTGTTGGATTTACCAATTTAAAGTTCATTGGTACTTTAACTTTAAAGCTGAATAAATCAAGATATTCTACACTGTGAGGAATCTTTTTCACATTGCTACCACCTAGACCTGTCGGCTCATTAGCTAGCCCTGCTAGTCCAATGCCATACTCCCAGTACAAAACTTGTACTTTAGGATAACCGCGTAAATTATGCTCTATAGCTGGTAACTCTTCAGTAGCTTTCATTTCATTGATTTGATTCTGTAAATTTGATGCTTGATTTGCATCTAGCTCATTTTTTAAAGCTGCAAACCATTCATGAATTAAAACATCAAAGGCATTTACTTTTCCATTGCCTGTGCGGATAATTTCTTCGATATTAGAATCCATATCGGTTTGTGCTTTTGTAACGTAGTTTTTAAAATCATTTAGGATTTTTTCATAACTTGTCTTGTTGGTTTCTACAATTTTTTTTAGCATTGCTTCATATTGTGCTTCTAATCCTGATACAGAAACATTGGCAAAAGGTGTTGAATAACCACAAACTTTTGCATCTGGTCTCTTATCTGTGATTAAATCTGCAGTAATCCCCGAACTGTTCCTTGGTACTTTGACCGTTGCTAGTTGGATTTCATAAACTTCTGTTGAGCGCTCTACAGAGACATTGCCTTTTTTGACTGCTACATAAGCTTGTCTAGCGTTCAAATCATGACGAACAACAATTGAATCTGTTCGATCTTGTGTTGAAGAAGCAACGTCAATAGGTACTGCAAAAGCAGACGTATTAATATATTGATAACCTTTTAAACTTGCTGAACCTGCTTTTACAACAACTCTCATTCCAACAGAATCAGCTGCAGTCACTCTTAATGCTTCACCGACTGACATCATGACGCCATTGCGAAAAATATTTTCAAAGTATTTTGCCCAGTCTGCCGATGTATAAGCACGATCGTATGTGCCATCATCTTGCAAAACGGCATCATAAAATAAACTTAATTCCGCCAAAAATAACCACCTACTTTCCTTTTCTCTTGATTACATCAATAATTGTTTTACTTTGATTACCGAATTCGCCGTCAATATGGTAGCCTTTCTCATCCCAAGTCTGAGTTACAGAATTTAGAACCACTGTATCTGAATAGCCAAAAGAAGAAATACGTTTTACACGATCCCCCAATTTATAATCTCGACCATAAACAAAAAGACTATCATTCAAATTGATAGTCCCATTCAATGCCAAAACTCTTGGTTGTTCAGTTAATTTTTCTTTTCCTCTTGATTGCAATGTGGCAATATATTGTGCATCTGGCATTTTTACATCATCAACAGTCTGTTGTAAGTCACGAGCATCGACGTATATTTCTTTTCGTTCGAGGCCACTCAAATTGTTATTTACTTGAGTATGCTTACGAGCTTTTCCTTCGCCTTCTCCATAAATAAGGGCTGTAGTCGCTTCATCATAGTTGTTCTTTTCTAATGATTCATTAGTAACATTTTCAAACTCTGCACTAAATTGAACCACACTAGAAACATCTTCACTTTTTCTAAAACGAATATTTGCTCCAACTTGGCCGTTTGATGTTGAACCAATACGCCCATTCGAGATAGGAATTTCGTCAAAACCAAAATTGTAACTTTCACACAGTCCCTCTATTTCTTCTTCAACATTCCCATAACTATTTTGATAACTAATGTTTGAATTAGTAATTGCTGGCGGTTGTTCAACAGATAAGTAACTTATTTTTCTTTTTGCATCTGACGGAGAGACCACTTCGTTCCGTAAATGATCGTAGCAAATCAGCTCTGGTCTTTTTGTTTGATTGTAAATTCTATAAACAATTCTCTTACCAGCTTTTGCAAAAAGAGACTTCCCAGAAATTGTAATTAATCCACTGCTCAAATCATCGCAGATAATAGAATCAATGTAGTAAAAGCAATTATTAATTAATAGCACTGTATCTTCGTCCATTAATTCTTTTGGCATGTACTTTAAAAGAACAACCGTTTCAAAAGTATTGGCTGACTTGAAATTTTCTTTGACACTCATTGATTTCCATATGTCCAGAACTGCCGTTGACTCATAATCAAAGCCAGATTTTCTTCGGAACACCTCTACAAAAGGCAATGGCATAAAATCCATAGCTACACCCCGCTAACCAATGGTGTAAATTGCATTTCACATGTAATTCCATTTTGAGAATTGTTGGCCGCTTTTAGTTGTAAATAGTTATCTCCTTTAGATAATCGAAAGAAACTACTGCCCTCCATACGTTCTGGAACAGCATTAGTTTCTACACCATTAACAATTTTTTTCGCATACAACTTTCCACGTACCGTTGAAAGTTCGAATCTTGTTCCAGGTTCAAAGGTTCCTTTAAATCCAAAGAAGGTTTGTTTTGTCACATCGTAAATCTGCGGATCAGTCACGGTTGTTACACATTTCATATGAAAAACTGCTCCAACCTGCACATCTCCATTGTTTACAATCTTTTCAATATTCCCTGATTCAAAGCGGCCAAACGTATGCTTCTCGCCTTGAACAAAAACCATTGGAAAAATAAGCGTTGGCTTTAATGTTGCCAAAGGAACCAGTGAGTTATAAAACGATACATCCCGGAAATAAGAATCGAATGCTTCAAACTGTAAAGAGAATAAGTTCCATTCATCAACCTTATAAGGATTATCCTCGTATAATTTGAAACTAGGCGCTTGGATTGGTAATACGTCGGTTTCATACTCCTTGTCATAGACTTTAAGAGTTAGCTTACCTGTTTGTTTTAGATCGATTTTTTGAATCATATCTCGGCGCAGCTGATAAATTTCTTCTTCTGTTTTTCCAATTAAAGTGCCTTCTAACAACGGTTTCCGAGTGCTTAAGCGGATGCCGACAACTTTTGCGCCATCTTCTCCAAACACTTCTTCTGCTAAAACAACATTTTCTGGTGCTTCTAATCCCTCGACGTTTTGCAAAAAATAAGGAGCTTCCTCATTAAAAACGAGTTGCTCCCCATTTTGGTTCGTATAAACTAATTCTAGTTTCACTATTTAAACCCCCTCGCTAAATCACGCAATTGGCGTTTTGTTTCCATCGCCGTTTCTCTCGGTGTTTTTGTGTCTGCACCTGTGATATATTGTGTCACTTCCATATTTTTAATATTGCCGTCTTTTAAGTAAGAAACCATTTCACGCATAAGAGAAGCAAGTTCGCTAAAATCATTCGATTCATGTGAATCTTGAACAGCAATTAGATTTTTAACAACTGAAGAGTTTCTCGGAACACCCACGCCGTTTTCATAATGAGGAATTAATTTCTTTGTTTCTGAAGCTTTGATTACTTTTGATCCTTTTGGTAAATCTGGCAAGAATACATTTCTACCTTCTGGGATGAAAGGCACGCCACCTTTAGGAATTACCAACTCTTTATAAGTACGTCCTTTTTGGTCGTTGACGATTGCCGGACCACCAATATGATTATTGGTTCCTGTTTCTAGTCCTAAAATTTTTGCTACCCCAGCACCTAAATTAGCTACTACGTTTAAAGTTTTGGTAATTACCGAAGGGCCAGAATTAAAGTCACTTACTGCATTTTTCGCTTGAGATGCTGGGCCACTCGCTTGATCATTAGCCCTCAATAGTTTTTCTGCTGGATTGTTTGCAGCGAAAATATTTAAGCTACTATTACCACTTGAAGCTGCACCGACAACTCCACCTGCATTTCCTCGCAGGTTTTTCGTTCCTGGATTGTTGGCATTGTAGGTGTTCAATGCATTGCCACCTTGTCGAGCTGCAGCTTGCGCATTTGAAGAATCTCCACGTAGTATTTTCTGTGCTGGATTGTTCGCGTTAAATGCATTTAAGTTTTGAATACCTACCTGTGATTGATTTGATACATTGGAAGCATCTCCGAGTAATTTTTTTAATTGTGGCTTTATTTGGTCATAAGTTTGCACGCTTAATGTTCCATCAGCTATTTTTGCTTTTAAATCTTCATTATTACCAAGCATTTTTTTTACTGGATCAGGTAATAACTTCCACGCATTAAAGCTTTCTTCCGACGCCATAACTTTTGTTAATAAGTCGGTATTATCTCCAAGCATTTTTTTCTGATCAGCTGGCAAGGCATTCCATTGTTTTAAACTAGTATCGGAAGTCATAATCTTTTGTAGCACATCAGAATTATTAGCTAGAAGTTTTTTCTCATCATCTGGTAAATTTTTCCAACGATTATACGATTGCTCTGATCCGTATATTTTTGAAAGTAAATCGTAATTATCACCAAGAATTTCTTTTATATCTACTGGGACTTGTGACCAATGAACGATTTTATCTTGGGATTGGCTCAACACATCAAGAAAAGATTGGTTTTTAGCCTTTAATTCTTTAACCTGCGGCTGATAGTCTTTCCACAATCCCAAATTAAGCATTGTTTCAGCCATTACCTCTGGCGTATTTGAATAAAGAACAGCTTTTTTCTCTTCGAAATTCAATTTACCCCAGCTGCCTTTTGCTTGCAATGCTTGTGTCATTGTTTTTGTAACGTTACTATCTAACAAAGCTTGTTGTTCGGTAAACGTCATTTTCTCCCAACGTCCATTAGCGATGGCAGCTTCTGCAATCATCAACTTAGCATTGCTCTTTAAATCTGCATTTTTTGATGCAAATAGTAGTTTATTCCATCCTTGTTCAGATTTTGCAGCTTCTGTGATTGCTTCTTGGGCATTAGATTTCACATGTCCGTCTTTGTCTTCTAAAACTAAATCATTCCAAAAATCAGCATACTCGCCGCCTTTTTCTGACATAAGTTCAACTTTTTTTGCGTTGTCTTCTGCTGCTTTGGCAGAAGTATTTGTCATATCTGTAAATGAAGAAGCTATAACTTTATTTTGAGCTACCGCTGCTTCAGCAGCATTTCCCATGGTATTAATTAATTGACCATTAGAAAGTAACACTTCATTTGTCAGCTCTGGATATTTTCCTAAAATATTCGCCATTTGATCATCGGTAATTTGATTCGCTGAATCACTGCTTTCTTTAAGCAATTTAAGCATTTCCTTAGCATATTTACTATTTAAATCATAGCCTGAATCTACCAATTTGGCTTTCATATCCTCTTGCATCTTTTGATATTCGAGAGAAGACTGTTGCCTTTGTTTTCCTAATGACTGTAACCAGTCTCTAGCTTGCGCTTTTGAAGCATCGCTAACATTACCAGTCATTGCATCCAGAATTTGTTTAGATTCTTTTTCGCTTTTTCCTAAAGAATTTACATAAGCTTCAGCACTTTCTTTCGCATATGCTTTTATACGAACGGTTTCTTCGTAACTAATCTGGCGGTTGTTATTTGAAGCAGTCTGTTTGATTTGAGTAATTTTAGCATTATTTTCTTTTACAATCGCAAGATATTTTTCTTGGTTCGAAACTTCATTCTCTGTAAGTTCGTTAGCAGCTTCTTTGACATCATCAGGTAAAGTTTTAACTATCCCTTTCAGTGTCTCAATCTTTTTAGTCATTGTTGTTTCAATTGATTGCCCCATTTTAGAAAAGTTATTTACAATTGATCCTGTATCATTTGAAATCCCTTGTTCTAATAAAGAAAATTCTCCACTAGCACCTCTGCTATAACCTTGAAACTTAGTTAAAGCATCGTCAGTGGCTTTTCCTACATCAGTTCCCCATCGTTGTGTTCGTTGGGAACTATTCCATGCCTCTTCTCCCCAGAGTTTCCACACTGCTACACCTGCCCCAATCGCTGCAGTTGCACCTAACACCCAAGGATTCAATAAACTAAACCCTTTAGTCAATGAACCAATTTGTGTTGTGGTTCCTCCAATTTTAGCTGTTAATCCACCTAACGCCGAACCAGAAGAAGCAATGCCTTTTCCGAATCCAACAGAAACAGAACTACCTTCTGCAAAAGCTTTTGTAACATCATCAATCGCTCTTTTTTTAGACATAGCAGCCATTGTCTCAACAAAGCCCTTGCCTAAAAATCCTACACCCTTTGTTAAAGTACCTGTTAACTTAATAGCAGGCCCCATTGCAGCAGTTAATGCAACCATTTTAACAATTGTTTGCTGTGTTTTAGGATCAGCATTTGAGAAAGATTCCGCTAAATTCGTTACCGTTTTGATCATTGGCTTAGTCGCTTGCAGCGCATCTCTCAATGCTTTTACTAAAGGACCACCAAACGTAATACCTACGTCCACTGCTTCATTTTTAAGCATCTTTAATTGAGATTCAGTAGTTTCATATCGCTTGTTAGCTTCCTCTGTTAAAGCGGTGTTTTCTCCCCATGCTTTAGTTCCACGATCCACAGCACTTTTGAATACATCGCTGGCACCAGCGGCACGAAGCAGACTGTCACGAAGACGAACTTCTGTTATTCCCATCTCGTCTAAAACAGAAATTGCCGACTGGCCATGCTCTTTTGTTTTTCCTAGCCCTTCGACAAATTTAATAATGGCACCTGAAGCATCCTCTTTAAATGCTTTGGCGAATTGCTCACCAGACATGCCAGCAACAGAAGCAAAATCTTCTAAGGAAGTTTTTGACTTATCGGCTTCTTTGTACATTTTACTTAGTGCTTTAGAATTCATCCCTAAGTTAGAAGCCATTGTCTTAAGAGGTTTACCACCATTTAAAACCGCTTGACCAACTTCTCCGATAGTATATCCCGCACCATTGGCAATTTGTTCTAACTCACTAAATGCGCCAGTTCCTTTTTCTACAGCAAGTTGCATTTGAACCATTACTTTAGAAAATGCGGAACCGCCTGCTTCTGCTTCAATCCCTACAGAACTCAATGCAGCCGCAAATCCCATGATTTGAGCTTCGCTCATCCCCACTTGGTGACCAGCACCAGCGAGACGTAGGCCCATTGCGGTTATTTCTGATTCGGTTGTCGCAAAATTATTACCCAAATCAACAATAACCGAACCTAACTTATCAAATTCTGTCTGTGGCATTCCTGTGATGTTGGCCAATCGAGCTAAGGCAGTTGCTGCTTCTTCTGCGCTCATGTTCGTTGATTCTCCTAAGTCAATCATGGTCTTAGTAAAACCAACTACATTTTTAGTTTTGATCCCTAACTGTCCTGCTGCTTCTGCAACATTGGCAATTTCCGTATGACTTGCAGGTAATTCTTTCGCTAATCCACGAAGACCATTTTCCAAATCTTTGTATGAGTAAACAACCTTACCTGTCGAATCCACAACTTCATCATTGGTCTTTTTCACACCTGCAAAATCAGATTCCCATTTAACAGCGGCCGTTGTTACTGCTGCAGCTCCTGCGAGAATTGGCAAAGTCACACCCTTGGTCAAGGCTCCCCCAGCTTTTTCCATTTTTTGTCCACTAGCAATCATTTTTTCACTAGCGTTATAAATGGCGCCAGTGGCACCAGTAGTTTTGACTTGCATTTCTGCCATCTGACCAGCTGTTTGAATTAATTGAGATCGATAATTTGCTAGTTTACCATTAGCATCTTGCAATTGAGTTGCTAACCTTTTAGTTGATTCTGTCGCTTTCCCATCTACAAATGACTCGTCATAAGCTTTTTTCAATGCAGCAACTTGTTTCTCCTGCGCCCCAATAATTTTAGTTAAACCATCAAAACGAGTGCCAAGCTTGCCCATTTGATTGCCCGCCATATCAGCGATTTTTGCATTAGCTTGCATTTCTTTCGCTAAATATCGAACTTCTTTTTTAGCATTTGCTGCACCACGACCGAAATCAGAACTATCCAAGCCTAGCTTTATAACCATATTTCCTAACGGCGTTCCACCACTCATTTAGTTACCTCCTTCCCTTTATGCACCACCACGCTTTACTAATTCGCTTAATGGTCGCACCTCTTGTTTTTTCTTTTTAGTTTTCTTTTTCTTTGGTGCCTTCAATAAGATTTCATCAATATCCAAGCAATCAGTATTCATGAAATCCCGAATCGTCCACCCTAGATTAGTGATAGCATTACGGACAAAATCAACTTGTAACTCATAAAGTTCATCCCAAGTTAAATTTCCTCCGTCATTGCTTTTTTTGCTTCTTCATCATCTTCTTTTGAGAATCCCAAAACACGGTACCGTATGATTTCCCAAATTTTTTCGATGTCTAGTGAATCTAATCCACTCATGATTGATTCTTTAGTCACTTCTTTTTCGTCAAACAGATCTGCGACAAACTGAATTTGCATATCCAAATAATCTTTTTGTATTGGCTCCTTATCACGTTTCTTCGCTGCTTCTTCTACTTCTTTCTCTAAACGAATGTAGTCATTACGTTTTGAGAAAGGTACAAAGTCTTGAGTAAAAGTTTTTTCTTCGCCATCAATGCGTAAAGTAAGTTCAATCTTGCGTTCCATTTTTTAACCTCCAAAAAAAGGACGACTAACTAAAGCCGTCCTTAATCAATAATTTTTATTCTGCTGCTGTTACCGTTAATGTACATTCTGCTGTAAAATTACCGTCTTCAGTTGTGCCAACAAGTTTTGTAACACCTTCCGAAACAGCTGTTACTTTTCCTTGCACTGGCGTTACCGTTCCAATCGCAGCATCTTCAGAACTGAATCTATACGCTTTGTTTGTTGCGTTTTCTGGCGTGATTGTAGGTGTTAAAATTGCTGTTTCACCAACTTTTAAAGCTAATTCAGTCTTATCCAAGGTAATTCCTGTTACTGCAATAGGTAATGTTTTAAACGCTGGTACATCGACATGATCAGATTCTTTTTCTTCACCGTTAACAGTAGCAACACCTGTGACAGTAAAGTCACCTGCTAAAACATCCGTATTTGCGGCAATTCCTGTAATAGCTAAAGGTGAAACACCTTCTGCAACAGGATTAGTTTCACCTTTTTTATAAAGTCTAAATTTTTCTGGTGGAATAAACGACATTTCTTGTCCTCCTAACTTAATTCAATATTGGCCCCATCTGTGGTGGGAGTAACAACTCCCACTGTGGGGCTTGCTACTTTTCCGGCGCTGGTGTTTCTTCACCAAATAATTCTGTCGTCAATTCCGCTAGAGCTTCTGAATTATCTGCAAAACCGACAGTAACTTTTTTACCGTTAATTTGACGAGAAACAGCAGAATAAACATATTCGCCAGGCTCTGGCGTAAAGTCGTCATCATTTAATGTTTCGCCTTTGACACCATCTAATGAGAATGTGCCTGCATACATACCGAAGCCAAGTTTTTCGCCATACAAATCTTCTGATTCGATTAATACTGCGTAGTAAGGTGGCTCTGTATCATCGCCAATATGATAAACTTTGCTTTCCTCGCTAGCTTTTTTATGCCCTAACATTTCATGCTCAATGGCTGATGGTACATCTAAGATACCTAAGTTTGCTGCAATATCTCCGTGCCCTTTACGTGCCACGTAGTATGCAATATTTGATCCGAAAACTTTTGACGGTTCTTTGGTTAGTCCTGTAATTTCAAAGCTTGCTGCGGCCCCTTCTTTTGGCTTGCCATCAATGACATGTTTCTTACCAGCGACTGGCTTTAATTCATTGTCCAATTGTTGAATAGTGATTCTGCTAAATCCGTATGTTTGCATAAATTTTTTCCTCCTAAAAAAAAGACACCAACTTAATAGTCGGTGTCGTGAATTTGTGTATTTTTTCTGTAACGTCTTGCATCTACAAAACGTTTTGTTTCGTTAAAGTACTGATCTAAGCCACCATCTAGGCGACCAAATCCAATTTGTTTCATCGTTTCTTCAACTGCTTTAGAAATTTGCTTGGTTACCATTCTGTCCATGCTTTCAACATTTATTTGATAATTGAAGCGAATTGACAAAGCTTTGTTGTTGGCAAAATAGGCGTTGTTTTGTGGACCAAGAAAGTTATCAATGATAATGAAAGGCTTGGTAGTATCCAAAGTTTCTGGTACTTCATAAAATTTAATTCTTTGAGGTGTCACAAGCTCATTAATTGTTTCATTTTCAATCAAGGCATTGTAAACTTCCATCATCATGTCTTTCATTTAGCTAATTCCTCCATATTCGACTTCAGCTCTCCAAATGCTTTCGCTTGAATTTCATCAGCTGCAGCCTGTAGTTTTCCCATTCCACGAGGTCGTACATAAGTACCATAGCGCGTATAGCCGAACTCATTTAAATGGACGATAGGCGCACGTTCCTTTGAAGCCCAGCCAGTCTCAACTCGTTTTGGATTACTTTTCACACCACTACTTATAACTAAGTCATGCGTTTTTCCGGAATCTATATAACTAGCCATGTATTTTTTAACAGTCTGCTTGTTTCTTTCGCCTTGTTTTTTTAAAGCTTTGTTTGAAATTCTATTTACTCGTGCTTGACCTAGTTTATCTTCCATATTTTTGAGAATTTCTTCTAACCCTGTCACTTCGCTCATGACGTTATCCCTAGAACAATCTTGATAAAACGGTTATCTTCAAAATCTGGTGAAACATCTACGATTTCCCATTCTTTGCCCACTGGTAAAGCTCTATAGTCGTCAATAACAACTTTATGTTTGTTGCTAGGGATATAGTCTTGGTGTGGATCACGGATTTTAATTGTCAACCCCTCTTTAGTTCCTTTTACGTTCAATATTTCCATGTCTTTCATTGATGGATTGTAAGCTAAAGAAAAGCATTCATATAGCTTTTCGTTTTTTTCTTCTCCTGGCTCTGGTCCATCATTTGGAACAAATCCCCAAAATTCTACACGTGTTTTCAAACTACCACTATTAATTTTAGGCTTTTTATAATTAGGGTGTATCATCGTTGAACACCTCCGCATATTTTAAAGACTGCGCTAATATATCTGGCTGAAAATTTGTTTCGAAAAACTCTAATGAATCGTTATAGGCATATCGGCTGCGCTCAAATACAAGTTCTATGAAGGTTAAATCACTTTCTGGTTTAACTGGATTGATCAAAGAATCAAGGCGCAAAAAAGAAGCGGCTAAAATTTCCGTTAACGATTCATCTTCCGACGTTCCAAAAATTTTCATCCGCTTCTTAAATTTTTCTAGGTTCAGATTGGCTAACTCTAATGCTTGTTCATTAGTCATTGAATCCCTCCCCTGTTATTTCAGATTTACAACAGCCCCGTCTGTTGTTGGCGTGACTTTTTCAATCACGGGGATTGCTACTTCCCCGTCTCTGGGTCTCCATTAATTGATAATGTCCATACAGCTGCAACTTTGTTGTCTTGTGCTTTACCAAACGCAAATTGTTTTGCAGTGAATAAACGACAATCTTCTAAAGCTAATGTTTGATCGTATTCTTTGATCACTAATGCTCCTGCAGCAAATGCATCGTAACGACCACTAACAAAAGTGGTAACTTTTCCAGATTTTTGGAAATCAGATTCCACAATCCGCAATCCAAACGGTAATTTCGTAACCCAGTCTCCCATTGCATTACGAGAAGTAAACTCTGTTTCAATATCCAAAGCTTCATCTGGGCTCGCAACAATAACTACTTTCCCAGCAACAGAAATACGTTTGCCATTTTCTTTAACAGAATGGTATTTACGCATTTCTTTTAATTCTTTAATCGCTGTTTTTTCATCGGCAAAAGTTAAAGTTCCTGCTACTTCTTTCTCTGGATAAGTAGTCACACCGTTTGAAGTAGCTCCCTTTGCTAAGTCACGAGTTAAACCAATAGGCTTATCGTTTCCATCGCCATTTAGGAAAGCATCTTCGAAGCCAACAGCAAATGCCTCTTTAATTTGAGTAGTTACATAACGTTTAATCCAAACAGGACCATATTCTAATAGATCGTTTGGTAATACAACAAATGCTGTTGCTTTGCTTTGTTTTGCATCGTCTTCGCTGAAGGTTGCATCTAACTGACCTTTAATTTCGCCGAAAATTTTACCCCAAACAATGGCACCTTTTGGATCAGATTTTAAGATTTTCAATCGTAACCCTGTATATTTTAATCCTAATTCTTTTAATAATGGACGTTCTCTTGTTAAATCATTAAAAATTTCATCCACTGTTGTTTCAGGAAGTAGTTCTTCATCTTTCCAGCCTGTTTCAGTGACTGCATTAAAGAATTTCACTTCTTGAGGTGTAATATCTTTATCCATTTTTGAAGCATTGATAAATTCTTCTGCTTCCACACGAGCTTCTTTTTTTGCTTCTGCTACCATGTCTTCTGCTAAAGCATTCATAGATGCTTCGTATAATTCATTTTGTTTTTCCTGTGGATCGCCATTTTTTACAGATTCAATAAAAGCTTTACGCTTTTCTTGATAATTGACCATTCCTTTTAAATTGATTGTCATATTTAAATTCCTCCTAAAAATGTGTATTAAAATAAGAACCTAGCAAACGGCGATTCGTTCGTGGGTTCTTTGGGTTCGATAGTTTGTTCAATTGTAATTTCGTTTTGCTTCACTTCTACGATTGCTTCAGCAATCATTTCTTTTAATTCTTTTTTATTGACCATTACTACTGGTTCGTTCTGCTGATTTTTTAGTTTTTTCACTTCATTGATAATTTCTTTTGAAATAAGACCACTTCCACCATCAGCAACTAATAATGGGCGTTCGGTATTTTCGAACATGATTTCATCCGCAAAACCATTTTCAACAGCTTCTTCTGCGGTTAACCATGTTTCTTTATCCATCAACGCTAAAATTTCTTCTTTGGCCTTACCTGTTTTTGAAACATACGCATTAGCTAAAGATTTATTAGCTTTCTGTAAAATTTCGCTTGCTTTGTCCATTGTATGATAATCGCCGCCAGCCCCCATTGCGACATTGTGAATCATAATTTGACCAACTGGGCTAATAGCAACTGTGTTACCAGCCATCGCAATGATACTTGCAGCACTTCCAGCCATTACAATGTTTACTTTCACATGGCCCTCATAAGAACGCAGAGCTGTATATATTTCATTTCCCATATCTACTAGCCCACCATTAGAGTTGATAGTCACTTCTACATCTTCATTGTGATTTGCAGGCAACAAATCTAAAACATCTTTAGGGGACGTTGCTTCCATTTCAAACCAATCATAGAACCATTTATCATCACTAGAAATGATTGGCCCATTAACTTTGATTTTCACTGTCATCTTCATCTTCACCCCCTTTCAATTTTTCATAGTTTTTAGTAATATGATGCTCGTTCATAAATGCTTCCTCTGATTCTTCATACTCAAAATCAATTAACACTTGGTTAGGCGTGAATACTCCAGAAGCAATTAATTTATCAATTTGTACAGCTTGTTCATACGGATCACGTTTAAGAACATTCATGATTACCACTCGTACACCTTGTTGGTACTCATATTTTTCCAAAACTTTATTATTAAGTTCTGATTGTAGTTTGTCCTTCAATTGAGTAATACAAAGTTTTTGATAGGCTTTTAGATTAAATTCTAGATCGGCCATTTCTCCATGTACTAATGCAGAAGGAATACCAATGGCACGACAAACATCATTGATTAATGACTTTTTCATTTGGTCCAATTCTTCCAAAGATTGATTAGACGAGCCCGTTTTGTTTGTGTACTCTTCGTATTTAAAACCTTTCAGTTGTGGAACTATTGCTACCGAGTTATTTCTAAAAGATTTGTATATCTTATTAACGAATGCCTGTATTTTTTCTTGATCGGTTCTTCCGTTTCCGTCCTTTTTATCTCCATAACTACCTGTTTGATCAATGGAAACACCTGCTCGAATTTGATTATTTCGCATAGAAACTTCTAAGATACGACCGAAAAGTTCACCATAATCATTGAATAGACCATCGGTGAACTTATCTAATTTTTCATTGTTATATTGAAGGTAAATAACCTCAGACATTTTAAAGTTTCTCTGATAGGTGTAGTTTTTTATAGTTACTTCCGAAAACGTATCTTCGTATAGTGCATATTCATTTCTATAAAAATCATCTGCAATCAATAACTGATTATCATCGGAAACAATTACTAACACTTCGTTATTTTTTAAAAGTGTATAAAAGAACTTTTGCCAAAAATCGTTCGCTGACATGTCTTTATTGGGGCGTACGTTTAGTAGATAGTCCCATTCTTCTTTCGTGGCACCTCTTATTTGTACCTGCATTGTTGACATGGTCCTAGCGACAAAATTTAAAACAGAATCTAAAGCCCAGCGCTTTAAGTATGCTCTAGTAGATACGTCGTTTATAAACTCAAAATCCAACATTTCTTGAATAGCTTTGTTTTTAGCTGACGTACCTTTTAACAAGTCAAATAAACTCACTCATTCACCCCCTTTCCGTCGACATCTAGTACTATTTATTTTATTTTTCCTAAAAATGACGACCCGATTTATTTTCTTTTTTTGCTGACACATCCCATTTATAGCCGTTATGAGTAACGAATGTCTTTTTGAAATAAGCAATATTGTTTCCATAAGCTGATTTCGTTGTCCTAACAATATTTAGATATTGTGGTTTATACATAACTATCACCTCTTAAAAGTCTAATTCTTCTAATATATCGAATGCATCTTCAAAATTATAATCTGTGAGTTCATCTGCTAAATACATACCGCATACAAATGCTTTAAATCCATCTGTTTTCCTTCTGACTTCTTCTTTTTTTAAGTACGTCTTATTTCCATCATTGTTGGTCTTTACTAATACATTATTCGTGTACCACCGCATTAACGGATTTTCTCCAAAAATGATGTGTCTATTAGCAAACGCCGTTTCTATTCTTGGTGCAAGCAAACTATCGACCGCTCTAGGATTTTTTATCACAACCACTTCAAATCCCGCAGCTATTAGTAACGGTCTCAATACATCCATTCTGAAATTATCGGCAACAATTTTTGTAACTCCGTATTTATATCGTTGTTCAACAAACCAATCGACCACTGTTTGTGGCTCAATTGTAGCTCCATCAACTACAGATAATAATCCTCTGTTTTCCCATTCTTTTATCGGTGCGAATCGTTCTTTTGTTTGTTCTGATGCTTTCCTGGAATATCCATAATATATGTCTGCAAATTGCTTTCTAACAAATGAATGTGTTTTAAAAACATAGTCATCCCTATCTTTAAATAAAAGACCACATGCAGCAAAATCTCGCAAGCTGGCAAAGTCCAAACATCCAATTGCTTGTCTACCTTCTAAACTTGGTAAAGGACGATTGGTGTCCATTATTTCTTCGTAACTAGCCACTGATCTTTCTAAATCTGTAACTGGTAAATTCATCCGCTTAGTCATAAATTCTTCTCTATTTGACGGATCGTCCTCTAAGTCTTCGTATTCTTCAAAAATAGTTTCTAAAAGGCTCTCGGCATACTCTGATAAAGGTTGATGAAACATTGGATTTGCTAATTCCCAGTTTTCTGATTCTGTCACTTGGTCTTCTGAATCTAATTTGCATATAAAAGGGAAAATAGCATTAGGTCGACTAGAACCGTTTAACACTCTTTTGGCTTTTTCTTTAAGAGAATCTAAAAATCCCTCTCGAACATATCCATCTGTTCCTACATAAAATTCTCTAGGATTCGGCTTTTTTCCTAATCCAGAAATATGCACTTTTACATCTTTGTTCGAAGGGTATTGGTGAATTTCGTCGAAAGCCACTGCTCCATCTCTTAAACCATCTTTAGTATCGCCATTCGACGTTCTAAATCTTATATAGCTACCAGTTTTTTTAGAGGTTATAACTGTTTTCCCATACTCGAAAGCTTTTTGAAGTGTTTTATTTCGCTTGATTGTATTGTAAATTTCTTCGAAAGAAGTTTTTGCTTGATCTTCTGAATTCGCAACAATCGAAATATTGTAATCTAGAATTCCATGTAATTCAGTTTGTAAAAAATTAAGAACGACAGAAAGAAGACCATTTTTACCGCCACCACGGCCAAACATCCATAGAAATTTACGATAAAAATTTCTGTTATTCTTTTTAAAATACAAAAAGACGAAAGCAATCAAAAATTTTTGAAATGGCTGTAATTCAAAAAACCATTTTTCACCATAATTGATGCAATCGTCTATCATTTTGTCATTAAAATATATATCATCTCTTGAAAGTATATCTCTTTCTAGATACTCTATTAGTTCAATTCTTTCTTTATTAAGTTTTATTTCACCTTTTTTATATTGTTGTATATAGTAATCGACATGTTTTTGCTTAATCATACTAAGTCACTCTCGCTATAATTATCATCGTCAACGCTAGTCACTATTTTTGTTGATTCATCTAAATTAAGGTCTTTTCCTAAAGCAATCAATGCACGTGAAATTTTAACTTTTTCGGCGATTGCTGGATTGATTTTTAAGTATTTCTGCGCTCCGTTTTCAAACTCTACAATCGTTCCATACTTAGAAATAGACGAATTCATTTTTTTATAAAGCTTTACTAAATCAAGGTATCTCTCGACTTTTTCAACTTCTAGTTGATCGTTTTCGTCAATTTGACTCATCAACTGTTTTTTCAAATCTGCCATTTTCAATAGCAATCACCCCCCTATAAAAAAATTTAACGTATATTTTTAGACAGTTGACCCCATCCACCGGTATCCCGTTTGACAATTTCTATTTAAAACTTTTTGACCGGGGGCGTAAAAAAACCTCTAGCGAGATTCTTTTGTACTTTATTTGACTTCTTTATATTACATCCTCTATGTGCTAACTTGACGTTATCCCATTCATGTTTGCCACCCTTACTTAAAGGTATTACATGTTCAACGCTTGGATATTTGTTACCACAAATGATTGTACCGTTATCATCTTCTATATAATCATTTGAGTCACATTCCCCTAAACATATATAACAAATATTATTTTCTTTATCTATTAGTTTAGATAAAGTTATCGCCTTATCACCTTCAGCATAATACTTTCTTCTTTCTAGTTCATTAAGTTTATTTCTGTTTCTAGTTTTACATTTGTAAGAACAAAAACGTTGCTCTTTATTAGTCGAACCGAATGTATTACTGCATTCATTACACTTCAATTCGTGAATAACTTTAGTTCTGTTAGTCAAGTGCTCTGATGAACCTGTCAACCGACATTCCTCTGAACAATACTTTTTAGTATCATGATATGTTCTAAAACTATTACCGCAACATACACATGTAACTTTGTATGAACCTGTCTTGTCAGCATTAGCTCTACGATATCTGGCCCTACAAACATCATCACAAAATTTACGTCTGGGACTCTTGGTGTTAAGTAACTTATCACCACACCATTCACATTCCTTATTCATTTTAATTACCTCCAATTGTTCCGATAAAATAAAGAGGAAAGGCATTCTTTAAATCAGGTAACTACTCCTAACTCATCCTCTTATTTATTATATCGTATAAATGTTGTTATATCAGCTTCTACCACCATTCATCATCCCACTTTCTTTTTCTTTTCGATTCTCTATAGTTAAATCTCCCGTGTCGTTTATTGTGACAGTCTTTGCATAACGTTCTAAGGTTGTCTATATCTAATGCATGCTGCGGATAATGTTCCAACTCTTTAATGTGATCCACTTCAAGAATAGAATCATATTGAGTTGTTAACTTACCTTCTTGTTTGCACCACTGGCATTCGTAATGGTCCCGCTCTAAACACTGCTGTCTTAATCTTCTCCACTCTGACGAACCATAGAACTTTGCTCGTGCTTGTTTGGATGATACATCAATCATTGTTGGCAATATTAGAAAGGTAAGTGTTAACCAACGCACGTTGTACTTGCAGCACACCTTCAATACCTAGCGACTTGACATCAAGTTTCAATCGTTCTTTTAAGAACTGTGCATTGTGATCTGCTTCAAGTGATTCTTTCTGAACGTAATAAAGTAATGCTGATGTCTCATCCATCTTCAGCCCATATACCGAAATGATTTCAATAAACAATTCTGCAAGCGCATCTATATCTTTCTCTTCACGAACCTTCTTCATGATTTCTAAGAACTGTGCTTGCTGATTTTTAATCTGTTCATTTTTACTCATTTGTTATCACCTCACGTACTTCTTTATATTCTCTTGTATATGTTTATCTTCCCAACAACCGACGCCGTAATAGGCCGCATCAATCTTTTTTGTTGTAGATTCTCTCATCGTTTCGACAATGGATGCATTCTTCTTTATTCTCACAGATATTACAACACGTGATGCATCGAGCGAGTGGTTCGGTGGCGGATATTTACGTGTTAACGATACAAACAAATAATTTTTCATACTCTCTCTCCTAATTGTTTTTATGTATTTTATTCAGCAAATTACTTTTTGCTATACTATTTATGGGTAGAAGATTCTTTTTGTAAGTAGCAACCAACAATTTTTGCACGAATGCTACCTAGCCAATAGTTCCCATTTCTAGTGTTTTTTTATATACAAAAAAAGATCACTAGAATGTGTGATCTTTTTGTACATAGGTGTAATCATTATTGTAAAACAATGTTTGATTTCACGTCCGTATTATTCCACTTTCAATAATCCTTTTTGCGTAATCAATTCAGCAATTGTTTCCCTAGAAAGCTTATTTTTCCTATACTTTTCTAATAATTTTAATAGTTCACTTGTTTCTATAATAAGAGAGCCATATTTCCCTTTAGCAATATCAATCTGTTTTTGATCCACCGGATCTCTTTCGCTTAATGCTTTATTCCTTTGATGATTAATAATTAACAATTTATAGATATTTTCTTCCGGGATTTCTGGATGGTCTTCTATAAAATTCGTGAAATGATTATCTAATTGAGATAAAAAAGACGTTTTTACATTGCTTGTTTTACCTTTTATCTCTCCAATAAAAACATTATTCCCTATAGAAAATGAAATATCTTCTTTTTTCTTATCTTCAAATCTTGATAAATCAACATTTAGCATTTCTTTGAATATTTCAAAAACAACTTCAACCAATTCATCAGACTGAGTATATAAAATAGATTTCATCCGTTTATTCTCATTCAATTGTGTTTCAGCCTTCTCTATTCTATCTTCAAGCTCAAATATTTCTTGTTTTGTCATTTGAATAGTTTCAAGCTGTTTAACGTCATCGAACATCTTAACCTCCCCCATCCATTCTGGGATCTCTTCAGTTTTACTTTTGATTAATCTTAATTCAGTTAAAAAATCCATTAGTTCTTTTGAATTGTTTATGCTTAGTGTTGTCACGAAGATATTACCATTGTTTATTGTAGTAGCTTTTTTACTCCTAATAGATTGGGTTAACGTGCTATAATAAGTCGAATCATTCATAATTGTAAAATCAGAGCTAAGTGTTCCTTTATTGACCTTAGTTTGAGTTGCACCATACATTAGCTCAATAGTAATACCAGATAATAAATCGATGCCCTTATGAACTTTTTCAAGATAATCTTTTAATCCGTATTGATAGATTTGATTCTTAGGTAATGAAATTACTAAATTCTGTTTAGAGTTATCTATCAATTTACGAATTGTTACAAAATCGTTAGCATATCTCGTTCCGTATTGATAGTAGCTACCTTCTAGTTCAGACCATAATTCTTCACTATCCAAATCTATAAAGTTTAAATCATAATCATCAAAATCTTTTGGACTTAGGATAGATGAACAAGTAATAATATCACTTGCGAAATTTTCTTCATTGAATCCAATGTATTGTATATTCATCATGTATAACCTCATTCTTTTTTTCTCTATAATACTATAGATTTTTGAAAAAAAGAATAAGAAAAAGACTGCACTCTTGCGCGGAGTGTCTAGGATAGGAGAGAAAATCTTAACCGTCATCTGATCGTAAAGGTAGTTACATTTGACTTATTGACGATTTTTTATTTAAGCAGCTTATACTACTTACTTGAATAACGAAACTCGAACTCATGTCCTTACGATTAACAGTCGCCTGCTCTACCAACTTACCTATTATTTATGAATTAAAACACAAGATGTGTAATTTTATTCATAAAAAGAAGATCACTTTCTATTGAGTAATCTATAATCATTTATTACAGTCCTTCTTTAGCTTTATCCCATTCTAACTTTAGATATAAAGATATAATTATTTCATACTCTTCTGTACGGTTATAGAGCTTTTCTATTTTTTTTTGTAATTTTTGTTTAGTAAATAAAGTCTCTGTATATTCACCATCAAGGTAAGCAAACTCTCCTTCCTTGCCCTCTATAGGAACTGATTCAACAATATAGTCACCATCATTATCCATGGCTATTACCTCTGGTTTACTTATTTCATCAAGTCTCGACGACATGCCATGAGATTTCTCTTGTAATTCTTTTAACCTATTTTTCAGTAATGCGATGTTTTCTTTTCCTTTTTTTCCATATATTTGCAATAAATCATCAATATACAAAAACATATGAGGATTTTTACCATCATTTGTTTTTTTGTTCATCAAAACCTTCAAATCATATGTCTTTAATTCATCCGTTTTATATGAACCAAAGTAAAGTTTTAAAAGTTCGGCTTCTTTACTAACTTCTACTAACCTTTCCTCATAATCTTTATCCATGTTTTTAATATCGACTAAACTCGATATTAAGTTTGCAGACATCTTTCTGACATCGTTAATCCATTCAATTCTTGCTTTTGCTTTTAAATCTGCATCAATCTGTTTTTTAGTGATCTCCTTTTGAAGTTCTTCATTTTTCTTTGCCTGTTTGTAATTAATATATAAATTTGCAAAAACTCCAACTATAGTTCCAACAAAAGGAACCCAAAGATTCCACCAATCCATCTAAAACACCTCTGATAATTTTTTATTAAGTATATCAAAGGTTTAATTTTTATAATAGTATCTCTCGCAAACCTGTAGAAAAAGAGAGAGGAAATTCACCTCACTTCTTTAATTTTATAATTTGTGGTTTGCGAGAGAATCTAAATGAGATTACAAGTGACTAAACGAAGAAAGTAGAATTTTTTTACTTCCTTGTAATCTCAAATCAAAAAAATAAGTAGGCAATCGTTCCGTTAATGTATTTGTGTAAGTGTGTCGCATTTCTTATTTTTTTGACACTATCATAATAACCCGTTTCAAAGGTATATGAAGTGTATAAAAGAGGTATAAAAAGTGTAATAAATGGCTACTTAAAAGCAACCAGTTCCAGTGCCGAAGCAAATTGAACAATAATCATATTAGATTCTTGTTTCACTGATTCTTCACTGATACAGTTTCGTTGTGCTGCTAGATAGATTGGATTGCCGTTGATATAGCGATCATAGAAAATTCTTTTTCTTCGCTCGGTAACATCTGGTTTGTGCGGATGCTGAATTGCAGAATAGCCTCTAACAAAAAGCTTATGAAGGTAATCAAACTCTTCTTGGGCTTCTTCTTTCTGTATTAACATTCGTTCGGCTTCGAAAACGTTATTGGCCGTTGATGGCGGAACCAAAGAGAATGAAACTGTTACTTTTGGTTCCCTCGGCTGGCCAACACGACATCTAGCAGCAAGATAGGCAGACAGGAACACACTGACGTTATGTTTCGTTTGTTCCATATCTACATCTTTTGCATCTGGTGTTTCATATTTCTTTACGTCAAAAAGTACCATCCTTTGATTCCCCCGTTTATGGTATAATATTCGTGTCGAGAATATTTTTATAAAAAGATAAGGAGGAATTTTTAGTGAATAACCATAATTCTGTATTATTAAGTATTCTTCAAAATATTAAGGAAAACCCTTTTGGGGTACAACAATTAGAGGCACCTGAAAATAAGCTGACTTCATATTTTTTTCTTGCAAAAGAAGAAATAATAACTGAAAAGTATGCCAAAAAAGATTCATCAGGGTACTATATTCTTACATCTTCTGGGGAAGATAAAATTAACGAATTAAAATTAAAATTAAAAAATGTTTAATTAAAGAACAAAATACATTAAAGCGGAATAATCATTTCCGTTTTTTTATTTGTTGAAATATTTTTTATAACCAGCATCAATCAAAATGCTTTCAATCACATAAAGGTCCGTTTTCTGCTTCAAACTAGCCTTAAAATTTTTGGCAATATTTCTAGCTGTTTCTAAAGAAACAACTTCATATGTTTTAGCCAATGCATCCGCAATTATTGCGGATGTTGGCGTATAATAAATCTCAAGCAAAATGAACACTCACTTTCTACGAGATTATTCTTCGATTTCTTCTTCATCATCTTCAACTGTCTTTTCAGGGAAAATGATGTTCTCCTTGTTTTTGCTCCAAGAATCTGCAAACGGTGCAAAATGTTGGCGTGCAAGTTCAACTTGATTGATTAGATTATCAACTGAAACTTCATGATCATTTGCAATTTCTTCTAGCGCTTCACCTTCATCGATTCGATGCAACACGCCACGAACGTTGATTGTTACTGATTCTGGCCATTCGATTGTTGTTGCCTTCTTGATGAATTCGTCAATAGTTTCTTTCGATACTTGCACAGCAGCTTCTTCGACTTCTTGCACATCATCGCCCATTTCTAAAGAAGTTTGTTCTTCTTTTAGAACTTCAACTGTCCCGTCGTTATTTACAACATATTCGACATTCGGCTTATTGGTCTGCTTGTTAACTGGCACCTTGTATTCTACTGTTTCTGGCTCAATAGTCGTTGACACTGTTTTGCCTAAAAATTCGTTTAAACTTTCATATTTTCCTTTTAATGAAGCGTTGCTAACCACTAATAGCACTTCGATATTTCCGTTTGATTTAGATGTCACTTTTTTCACTTCTGGTCTGAAATTTACTTGTTTTGTCATTTTATTTTCCTACTTTCGTTTAATAATTAGTTGCATCTTTCCATTCGTAATCGAAATTATCGGTTATGAATGGTCTTTTTTCGTTTAAAGGCTTAGTTACACCTTGAGTGATCACTTTAAAATCTCTAGCACGAACAACAATCGCTTCAACTGGATGACCATATCTAAGGGCAAATAGACGAAAACGAAGCTTAACGGATTGGTCAATGCCATACACGCCAAAAGAGTTTTTAATGTCAATAACATGTCTCCAACTCCCATCTAAGTTTTTTATTATGAAATCAGGTGAATAAGCTATCGCCGAAATTTTGCCTATACCATCTGCAGTTGGTGTAAGTTCAGTTAGTTTAAACCGTGGATGAACTTCAAAAGGTAATCCGCAATCTTTGACAAACTTTGTATAAAAGTTAGCTTCCTTCTGGCTATCAAATGTGTAACCATCAATCGTGACTTTATTTCCTCGCTTATTCAGGGCTGTTGGTGATTGCATTGTTTTAACTCCCTTTCCTTGGTCGCTGTTTCCGCTCGAACTGCTTTTCCATCTTTATTGCATTCAGGACATGGAATAGGTGTTGCATAATTAAATCTGTCTTTGCCCCAAATCACGCGCTGATCTTGACATCTAACACACTTCATTCTTATTTAGCCCCTTTCATCCAGGCTTGATTACTTTTGGTAGCTTTTTCGGTCGGTTCCTTCTTATCAACCCGTTTAATAGATTTACCTATATGTTTCTTCGGTTTTTCTGGCATTATAATGGCTTCCTTTACTTCTGAAACGGTTCCGCCAGATACGATTGTTGCGATAGCTGCTGTCTCTTTATGCTCAAATAGCACAGCATCTTTTAAATTGGCTACTGGTCGACCATCTTTGCCAAGATAGGCTGAAATTTTCACTACATATGGCATTGAATGATTCCCCTTTCTATCAATTTGTTTTTAAGGCTTTAAAATGCGTTTTAAGCCGTTTTTCTTTCTTTATATCTATTTATATTCACTTGATTGTAAAACTGCTCTACGCTGAATATATTCGCTAAAAATAATATTTTAGATGCCTGCTACTCGTTTGTCTGATGTCCCCTCAATTTTCATCACGAATCCTTGTGAATTACTCATGATGCGAGAAAGGATTCTCTCACCATAGGCTTGACTCATTTCTTTACCAGTTAAATTGGTAGTAAACACTGTTGCTTTATTCTGCCGAGCCTCTACAATGCGGTTTAAGGTGTCATTATTGAAGTTGGTACTGTCATTCCCTTTAACACCTAACTCGGCCCCTAAGTCGTCTAAAACAACTAAATCAGCGCTTTTTATCTCTGCCATTAAGGTTCCTGTTATTGTCTTTCTGGCTTGTTCATCTTTCATCGCAAATTTTAGCTGTTCTAAGAGTTCCGCATAGCTAATAAATAAGCAGCGTTTATCATAGTTTGATTTCTCCAACACTTCCCAAGCCGTTGACATAGCTAAATGACTTTTACCAACACCGCTTTTGCCTGAAAGAATCATATGAATTGGTTTATTCAAAAGAATTTCAGTTGTGGCTCGATTGGCAATTTCAAAAGCAAGCTTGGTTTCTGTGTCTACTGTTTTGTATGTTTTAAAACGACAATTAATTAAATTTTTGTCGGTATAAAGAGAGCTGTACTTCAAGTAATTAATCGCTCTGGCTTTCAAACTATCGTTAAACATTTTCTCTGTTTCGAGATCTTCTGCTTTTTTACGTGCTTTATAGCCACATTCCATGCAAGTTGGCGGACATCTATCGGACCCATCCTTGTTTTTTGCACGCCAAGCATAAAGATTTCCTCCGCACTCTGGACATGGATCAGGTGTGATATAAAGCAACGTTTTAATCATTTTTGAAAATCCATCTGATGCCGACTTCATTCTTTCACTTCCTAAAATCCAAGATCATCGTAATCCGAATGACCTGTATTTGATTTCTGTTGCTTGGTTGTTTTCTTTTGCTTCCTTGCTGCCTCTCGTTCTTCAACAGATTTGAATCCTCTTCGTTCCCAATCTATTAATATGGCATTGATGTAGTTATAGTTTCTTGCATTTGCATCAATAGCAATTTCAATAGCTTTAATAATTAATTGCTCAGCATCTTTTTGACTAGCTCCGATTTTTTCAAAATCAGAAATCCAATAATCAAAATCGGTCGTGGTTTTAGAAGACATCGGTCCAAATCCGTTATTTTCCCAAATTGAACGAATGGACGACCCTTTATTGTTATTATTAATATTCTTTTCATTCTTTTCATTCTTGTTTGTGTGCACTTGTTGTTCACTTGTTGTTCGTTTGATGTTCACTTGATGTTCACTTGCTTGATAATCATCCCAGTTATTTATTGATACGACGCTGTATTTCGTAGTTGATTTGATGTTCAACATTCCTTCTTTTTCAAATCGTTTTAACCATCTCCATACAGAACCGCTGTTCACTTGATGTTCACGTTTGACACCTTTATTCATCTCAAACGTTATTGCGTCGCGCCCTGTGACGAATTCTCCGCTGTTCAACCATATTTCTTTTCCATTAAAAAGAAATTTTCTGTTTTCGTGGCTAGCTTTCATCAAACACAAGTTCCACAATTTGTACATGTAAGGATTAGTCCATACGAATGAATCCATTACCTTACGATACAATTTGACGTAACCAGCATTCATTCGTTATGCACCTCCTATAAATCGTCCATACTGGTAAAATTTGTAATTTTGTTGTGTCCTCTACAATATTCACAAATCCCACAACTAACTGGTTCTTCTTCACCGTTTTTCACTCGTACAACATGCTCGATATTTTCTTTTAATTCTTCTAATTCGTATATCATTTTTTCTTCGCTAAGAGTGATTAGTTTTGCTTCACTAGGTGTTTGTTTCGAAACGGCTGCAATGAGAGGAAGAAAATTTTTGTCATATTGTTGACGAAGCAATTCGCAATAAACAGCCATTTGTAACACGTAACCGAAGCGTTCAATGAAGTTTGCTTTTCTGTTTAAACGTTCGTCCCATTTTTTCTCGTGCATATCTTTGGTTGTTTTGATGTCTACAAAATACTTTTCTTCTAAATTCAAACAATCAATTTTTCCTTTCCACATTGCACCGCCGATTTCACCTGTGACGATCACTTCTTTTTCGCCTTGATAAATATTTAAAAAGGCTTCTTCTTGTTTTAATCTTTCAATCATCTGCTCGGCAATTTGGAAATCTTTCAGTAGCCCAAACGGCTTTCTTGAAGAAAACATCTTGCTTTTGTTTTCTTTTTTAAATGCTTCATGAATTTCTGGTGATTCAAAGTAAGAATGAACATAATTACCAACTAGCAATGCTTTTGGATCACTCTCTGGTGTCCATTCGCCTTTTAACTTGGCAAGAGCTGCAGCTTCACATTCAAGAAATTTTTTATATTGAGAGACAGACATATAAGCTAGGTCCGCTTCTTGTGAATAATAATTTTCATCAGAAAGGATAATCGTCTTCTTCAATCGTTGAGACATCAGCTTCACTCTCTTTCTGATTGATTTCATAACCAGCCATCACATCTAAAGTTTCCTGAACTGGCTCTTCTAAAATTTGGTCCGCCACTTTCGTTAAATCTTCTTTTTCAATTGGTTTGGCTTGTTCAATGTCGTTTTCTTGATCAATAACTTTTTTATTATTGGTAAATAATTTTTCTTCAAGTGCTATTGCTGTATCTGCAACTGGTTCTGCTTCCTTACGTCTGTTTTCATCATATTCGTATTCTGTTGTTCTATTAATCGCATCTGTCAGTAAATCACTATCATCGCTTGTATTGATAAATGTTTTAGCGGCTCGATTGATTACTGTACGTTTAGCCATTTCTCCTGGAAAATCATTTTGAACATTTTTTGTTTTCGCCTTGCTCCAAGATTTATCAATTTCTTTTTTTGTCATGACGGTATAAACACGTTCGCCATCGTTTTTTTCAATTACTGCAAAAGCACCAATAATTTCATTGTCTTGATTTGCGAAGTCTGGCTCAAATTCTTTAACGACTGTTCTGCCTTTTTCACTGCCAATCCTAAACACATCACCTTTGTGAACAACTTCCGCCCAAATATCTTTAACATTTGATAAACGTTTCAAAACGGCTTGTGTTCCAAAATATGATCGTTGCATTTGTAACTCTTTTCCATAAACAACAAAATAACATTGGGTTTTTGCTGGACTTAGGCCTTGAACAACCATATCTAATAAAGTGTTAGCAACAGATTCTTTTGTAACAACTTCTAAAGCAGGTCTTTTATTTCGATCTTGTACTTTTTGAATTGCAAACCACGCTGATTTTAGAGCATTCGATGCATTGTAATTAGCTGGCAATTGTAACCCATCCTGCTCTAATCCTTTAATTCTGTTAGAAACTGCATCAGTAACGTCTTTTTGTAAAATAATTTCCCCCATCATTGATTCTCCTCTTCTTCGTCATATTCCCATGTTGGCTCTAATGCTTCTTTTTCTTCTAGCGGCTCTTGTCTAGCTCCTAATGAATCAAATTCAGGCATTTTCACCACTCCCAAAATATTTTCGTTTTGTTTTCTTCAAGTTCAACGTGATCAAATCCTTCTGTTTCTAATTGAGATAAAAACGTTGATGTAAGACCTTTACTATTCACCACGCAACTTGTATTACCATTTGCTGCTGCAGTTCGAATTGATTGAACAATCCTATTTTGAGCATTCGCTAACATTAATTCGTAAACATCATCACTTAAACCTCTTACTTCAATCATTGCAGTTCACCTCGTAAAAATGCAGTTAGTAGTTCATCCATAGATTTTTCATTTGCAGCATCTTCGGCTCTTTCTGCTACGCATTCTGGACAATCACAAGATTCGCTTATACTTAATTGCTCTTTTAGATCACCTACAAGTTTTTGCAAGAGTATAGCTAACCCGATAACTGAACCACAAAACGCAGTACTTCCTTGGTCTGTTTCAAAATTTGCGGCACATAGAAGAAGTTCAATATTTTGTTCCTTACATTCTTTTTTAAGTTCAATAATCATTCTTTCAATTTCTTTATTCATGTGGTACACTCTCCTTGAATTTGATATTTGTGATTGACCTACTTTGATGGCCGTCGAAGTGGGTCTTTATTTGTTGTTCCATCTTTTCATTCCTCATTATCAGACATCTTTTTGTAAATTCTTTCATACAGAATCAATTGTCTTTCAAGCTGATTTAATGTATAAACGTTGTTGTGTTTGCGTTGATTAGATCGCATAAATCGCAAATTATTCTTCAATACATCGATTTTTTCTAGCACTACTTCTTTAACCATTTCAGTTTCATGTTCATTCAAAACCGATTTAGTCTTAGTTTTCATTTGTGGTGGTATAGCTTGTTGTCGGGTTGGTAAAACGGCTCCTGTCCTACTATCTTGAAATGTTGGTCGTGAGTTCATTTGTTGAATGGTTAAACTATTTATTCGGCTTTCAGCTTCACTTAATCGCTCACCAATTATCCAATTATGAAAACACAAGATAGCTACTGGAATTGCGACTATTCCTATTACGTCGAATACATTCATTTACTTCACCTCGCGATCTTCAAGCGCTAAATCATAAATTAAAAGCCAAATGATAAAAACCGCTATATAAATGTTTTGGATTAATGGTCCAATACTTCCACCTACCAATAGACCTAGTCCGAACACAACCAACAGTGCCGCTATACGTCTTAAGTGATATATTTTTTTCATATTATTTCCTCCCTAAATTTCGCTTGCCCAAGATTTATCTTTTTTGTGATAGAAGCCATCTGCGACACTCTTCTTTGTCGTAGAACTTCCCTTGCTTACTTACTGATCCATGCGGAAGACCTAGCTTCTCCCATTCCCTTATTGTTGTTGTGGATACATTGAAATATTTTGCAATCTCTGTTTGATTTAAGACTCGCTTATCAACTGCGGTATCTCTTCGTGCTTTTTCTATTTCATCAACAATAATTCCGTGTACAAAATCTCTTAGAGAAGCTTCATTTTCTGGAGTTAAAATCACTTCCATTACTATCACCTCCTATCTAATATCTAATATTTTTTTGATATTCCGAACTTGCTCTTCTGAACGTCTACGACCATGAAGAATATCTGATAAGTACGGACTTGAAATCCCTAATTGTTTCGCTAACCAAGATTGGTTTTTCCCTGCACGAATTAGTGCTGCTCTTACTTCGATAGCTAAATCTTGTGACATTTAATTACCTCACTTTCTTTTTTTGATATAATTTCCTTATCAGCAAGTGGTCTGCTGAAATAACTGATAAGGTGGTGAAATATTATGAGTGTTTACGCTATTACCTATGATTTGAAAAAACCAAATCAAGATTATGATGCTTTGAATGAAAAAATTAAATCACTTGGAGCTTATTCAAAAAGATTTGATTCATTCTGGTTAGTAGATTCATCTTTAAGTGCATCTGAAATTCGAGATAACTTAAAAACAGAAATCGATTCAAATGATTCTTTGTTAGTGATTGAAACAAAAGATCACTGGGCTTCTTTTAATCTAGCTGAAGGTGCCTGTAAGTGGCTAAAAAGCGAATTTAGAACTTTTTAATCGTTGTCTGAACCCGTTGTTTTATCAGACGGGTTCTTTTTAACTTCAACATGGATAACTGATTCATCAATAATTTCCATAAGTAAACTAACCAATTCAGTTTTGCTTAAATTTGAGTATTTTTCCCCTTCATTTAGTTCTGTCACAATCAAATCCATTCCCTTCACTCCCTTTCATTTTTAATTTGTAAGCTAAAAAATTAGCTAATTTTATAAAATTCATTGACTTATTCTATAATGTTTTGTAGAATAGGTGCATAGCTAAATAAGACTTTTTAAGCCTAGTAAAACAACACTTTTTACCGTTCCCCAACGATTTTTTAGTTTGTTTCTTGGTTTTATTTGCGAACTTATTAGCTAATAATTTAGCTTACGGACATAGTATATTAAAAAGTTTTGTAGATGTCAAATGATTTTCTACATTTTTTTATAGAAACTTCCGAAGCTTACGGAGGAAAGCTTGATATGACTGTATTTGATAGAGTAAAAAAATTAGCAGATAGTCAGAAAATATCTATTGTCGAACTTGAAGAAAAGTTAAATTTCAGTCGAAATTCATTATACGCTTGGAAAAAAAGTAAACCTTCTATTGATAAATTAGAAGCTGTTGCAAATTATTTTGGAGTTTCAACAGATTATTTATTAGGTCGTGAAGTTTCTAATAAATCAAAGCAATCTGATGATTTAGATGATGTACTGGATAACGTCATGAGTTTTGATGGTGAACCACTTGATGATCATGACAGAGAAGTTATTCGTGCATATTTAAAGGGTAGATTTGGGAAATAAGTCAAAGGTTGTGCTTATATGAAAAGTATCAAAGAGTTGGTAGAAGAATATAATGTGGAGTTAGTTTTTACTACTTTGAACAAACGCGCTTGTTTCGACCCTACCTACGGTATCATATTTGTAAATCAAAATTTAACACCATCAGAACAAGAAGAAGCAATATATCACGAGTTAAAGCATGTAAAAGACCATGTGGATATAATGGCATTGTATAAAATTCCTGTTTTTCGTTCTAAGATGGAATCCGAAGCAGAAAAATATATGTTTAGAAGCTTAATCGAAAAATATGAAGGACAATATAATTACTCAAATGTTATAGCTCATTACAACTTAAAAATGGGACAAGAAATTTATTTGAAATAAAAAAGTCCGTGCTGGGAACACGGACTTAAACCTCATTTAGAGATTTACTGACGAGCATATTATAACAGAAATGAGGATTAATTTAAAAATGAAAAAAATTGTTACTTTAGGTTTATCATTATTACTGCTGACTGCTTGTTCTAACGAAACTAAACAGGTTTCAAAGCAAAACTCAAGTTCTACCTCAATTACATCTGAAAAGAAAGATATTTCTGATTCTAAAAAAATTAATAGCTCAAGTAGTGAGTCATCAACTATACATTATTCAAGTACACAAACAGATGAAACAACACAAAAAGAATTAGGTGGGTCTACCTATTCCCAAATTTTAGAGACTTATACTCAAAAGTTGACTACAACTACACCTATATTGATTGAAGAACTGCGAAATGAAGGAGAACCTATAAAAGGCAATGTTTCAGCATTAGCTGAGGTTTTAAACTCTAAAATAGGAAAATTAGCAGATATTTCAAATACTGGAATTTCGGAAATGGCAAGCATACAACTTTCTAATAAAGACGACTATTCATTATATGAATCTTGGGCAAATAAACTAACAGATGTTTATACTGCTGAAGCAAATAAGTTAACAGACCTGTACACCGAATTAGCTGCTGTTGACACGGAAATTTCTACATCACAACAACCATTGCCATCTACTCAATCATCTTCAGTAATTGAACAACCTCAAAGCTCTGAATCTGAACAACCTGTATATGACGAAGTACGAAGCGGTGAAGGAGCTCGACAAGTAGCTGAAAGAAATGGCTTAACCTTAGAACAACTATTAGCATTGAATCCAGGCATTGACACCTCTGTTTTTTATCCTGGTCAACCACTACGAATTAAATAAATTAGAAAGGAATATTAAAAATGCCAACTACTAGAACAATGCCCGATTATGGAGAAAAAAGAAATGGTGGCAAAGGAGCACCTCCTCCGCCACCTACTCGCCCACAGCCTCGTCCATAGGCACTATATACAATTTCACTTTTTTCTCATAATCAATCAAAATATTTATATCATTATTTTTAAATAGAATTTCAACTGCTTCGACAGTTCGTCTTTTTTCAGGTTCTTTTGGTGCATATAATAGTAACTCATTGTATTCATCCGTATTATATTGATAAACATTTAAATAGCCAGAAGCGATATAGTTATTTGCAAAATCAAAAACATAGATGTATTGATGATAAGAATTATCCAACGCAGTATCTCTAATTGCTCTATGTGTAAATTCTAGCTTCCCCTTCTTTTTTCTAAGTTTATTTATCCAAGAAAAAAAAGATAAAATTGCTTTAGGTAAAACGAACAACCCAATTACTAATACTAATACAAATGATAGTATTGCAGCCGCAATTTGTTGAATGTACGGTTCCATATTCGACAAATTGTAAGAAATGATACTTTGAGCTAACAAAAATACAGCTAAATTAATAGCTGACAATATTGATACTACTGCTATTTTTTCTTCTTTTTGTGCATTTGATAAAACTAACAAGTCATTACTCTTAATTAAGAAATAGGTAAAATATCCTGTAGCAGTAGATTGTATAAGTACTGCAAAAATATTTAAGTATTCAGTAACCATCATAGAAAACCCCTTTACAATTGGATGACCTCTTCATAGGCCAATTATAACATAATTTCTTCTATAAATCCCCCTCTCTGGCGAGTCTAAGCGTGTTCGATTCATGCCAGGGGCTTTAAAATTTAATAAGGAGGTGCTAGAAATTTGTCATTCCTTCTATTCGCTTGCCCAAGTGGAAAGGATAAACAATGGCAACTTTTAAACAATATACAAAAAAAGGAAAAAAATACTGGAAAGTAACTGCCTATTTAGGCGTAGATTATTTAACTGGAAAACAAATTAATGTCACTATCAGAAACTGTAATACAAAAAAAGAAGCACAGCTCAAGCTTAATCAAAAAAAATTAGATTTTGATAATGGAAATCTAGCTAACGAGCATACTCATTTAATCACTTTTGAAGAAGTTTATTATATGTGGTTGGACGAATACAAAAAAACAGTTAGGGAATCCACATTTATAGCTACTGAACGACGTATGAAAAAACACATTTTACCCACATTCGGGAAAATGCGACTTGAGCGTTTAACAGTCAAGATCGTGCAAAAATCTGTTAATGAATGGTATAAAAAGAATGAGATGGGAAAAGTACTTTTGAGTTATGCTTCTCGTGTTTGTGACTATGCTGTTGGTTTAGAAATAATAGACTCAAACCCATTTAAGAAAATAACTAAGCCTAGTTCGCTAAAGAAAGTAGAAAAGGATACAAAAAGAAAGTTCTATACAAAAGACGAACTGGAACATTTCTTAAATACAGCTGATAGCATTGCCAATCAAGCCAAAGAAGAAAGTTTAGTTCTAAAATACTATGCTGACTTAGACTGTGCTATTTTTCGCTTACTTTCTTTTACTGGTATACGTGTTGGTGAAGCTTTAGCATTGAATTGGAATGATATTGATTTAAAAAAGCAGGTAGTTAATATAAATAAAACTACTGCTATCAGTACAAATGGATTGACTATAAACGATCCTAAAACTCCCAATTCTATTCGTAAAATTTCTTTTGATAACAAGACTGCTTATATCTTAAAAAAATGGAAACTTAGACAGCGTGAGGCTTTAATGAAAAAAGGTGGGTTTAAAACACAACTTATTTTTACAAAAATTGATGGTACCATGTTCCGAAGTCAAGACATTTACCAACGTTCCAAAAGATTGGCAGAAAAAGCTAACTTACATTCTATTGGTTGTCATGGTTTTCGGCATACACACGCAACATTATTATTCGAATCAGATAATGTTAGGTCTAAAATAATCCAAGAACGTTTAGGACATTCTTCTTTACAAATAACTATGGATACTTACACTCATGTTTCTGATGAAGTTACTAAAGAAGCAACAGATGCTTTCAGTAGCTATGTAAATTTTTAA